AGATATTCATGATGGAATCGACACGGTGAGACGCTATAAGTTGAACATTATGGAATCTTCAACAAATATTTTAAAGGAAATTCGTTCATACTCTTGGAAAAAAGACCGAAAGACCGAACGAATTCTCGATGACCCAATTAAATTTAATAATCATGCTATGGATGCTTTACGTTATGCACTTCATACCTACACAAAAGAGTATTGTAATTTTGGTCCAACTGTAAGGTTTATTTAGTTGGCATGGAGTTTGCTAATTATATATATTTCCATTAATAGTAAGGAGGTTTTATGATAGATGCAACGCCAAGGCATTTATTAATTTGGGGGAATTTAAACGAGAGAGAAAAAAAAGAGGTCATCACAAAATTTAAAGGTTTTAAATTTGACATTATGGATGAGACTATTAAAGACTACATTCTAAAGAAGTACGAAGACAAACTAAAAGTAACAACGAAAGTGATTACAAAATAATGCCTTCACAAATTTGGGATATGATTATGTGGTGTGGTATTTTGGTCGTTGGAATTAGTAGTGTGGGATTTTGGGTCCAACGCATTATTAAATTTCTAACAGATGACATGGAAAAGAAAGAAATAAAAACCGATGAATAGATTGGACAAACTGCGGGTCACCGCCAACGTAGTGAAGTCTGGTGCAGGTTGGGATGCAATTTTTTTAAAAAATCTCCAAATGCCCCAAGGTGATGATGTTCTAACCGATCCCTATTACAAATCCGATTTAGTCTACGTCTGTATTTCAACAACTGCTAAGGCAATCGCCCAGGTGCCATTAACAGTCGTTACAAAGAAAGGCAAGGATTGGATCAGGGTTGAGGATAGGGACCCACTCCAACAATTGTTGGACAAACCAAATACGGTTAATCCAACTTCTTTTGACTTCATTAGCACAGTGATCAGCCAACTCTTATTGAATGGTCATGTTTTCTTGTTGCCTTTTCCTCCTGGTTCTAAGCAGTACACGGCTTTATGGGTTATTCCAAAGCCTGCAATGTCTCCAGTTGTGAGTGAGTCAACAGGTCAATTAGAGGGCTGGCTTTATAAACCGAAGCAGGAACGTAAAGGTATCCCGTTAACTGTTGATGAAGTAGCTTCGATTAAGTTCTTTAATCCTAAAGATCCATTTATTGGGATGGCTCCAATTGAAGCTGGAAGAATACCTGTACGGACGGAGTATAAGTTAGGCATTTATAACGAGAGGTTTTTTGACGAAGGTGCCGTTCCTGGTGGTATTCTGTCAAGTGAAAATAGAATTAACGACAGTCAGTTTGAACGAATTGTAAAACAGTTTGAGGATAAGCACAAAGGTTTCCAACAAGGTCATAGATTGGCAATTTTGGACAATGGTTTGAAATTCACGCAAACAGGGTTGTCCCAAAAAGACATGATGTTTCCTGAATTGAAAAAGATGAATCGGGAAGCTATTTTGCAGATTTTTGGCATGAAGAAAGTGGTCGTTTCCGTTACTGATGATTTGAATTTTGCTACTGCTAAGACTGAACGGAAAGAGTGGTGGCAGGGGACAAACTTACCTTTAATGGGGATGATTGAAACTGCTTTGACAGCGGTAATCTTCAAAAATGATTTAGAACACAAAATTATTTTTGACATTTCTAATGTTGAAGCATTGCATGAAGATTTTAAGGATAAAGTAGACACAGGTGACAAGTTATTCAAAATGGGGTTTGCTGCAAACGAGATTAACGCACGTTTACAGTTAGGTTTTGATTCAAAACCCTGGAGGAATTTCTGGTATGTTCCTTCTAATACGGTCAAAGTGTTGAAAGACGGAACAATAGAAATGTTTGGTGTAAATCCTGCGTTACCACCCCCTGTAAATTCTCCTAAACCTCCAGAACCTGAGAATCCAGAAGAAGAGAATCCAGAAGAGGAAGCTGATAAACCTAAAGCTATTGAGTATAAAGGTTTTACGGATAATGAGGAAGAGCAGGCGGGAATTCGTTGGAGAGAGATAATGGCAGGTGCTGAATTGATTCAATGGGAATTTGAATCAAAGGTAAGGAGAGTTTTCTTTGACATGAGAAAGAAAACCCTCAAACTTTTAAACATCAAAGCTGTAAAAGATGTTGAATCTGAAGAATTTTTAGATGAGAAGAAAAATTTAATATCTTTTACAGTTCCGATATATGAAAAAGCATTACGTTATGGTGCTGAAACTTTGGTCGCAGAAATAAACATAGGATTATCGTTTAATTTAAATGATCCTCAAGTTATCTATTATTTAACTAACGCACCGTTGAAACTCACAAGGGTAGTCGATACGATTAAAGAGGATGTAAGGAAACAGCTGATCGCAGGAGTTACTGCTAATGAAACTACTCAGCAAATAGGAGATAGACTTCGTGGTTTGTTTGCTGGAGCTACGAGAAGAGCAATGACTATTGCAAATACTGAAGTTGGAAGAGCTTTAAATTATGCAAGAAGTATGGAAATGAGAAATGCTCCTTACACAACTAAGATTTGGTTCACAGCTTTGGATGAAAGAGTTCGATTGACTCATAGAGCAATGCACGGGCAAAGAATCCTTATCGGTCAATCATGGATCTTGGGCAGTGGATCAACATTACGATTTCCTGGTGATCCAATGGGGGCAGCAAGTGAAACTATAAACTGTAGATGTATCGAACTGATCGACACATCAACTAGAACGGGGGTATAAGATGTCTTACAAAATTTTGGATAAAGAAGGAAATTCAGTTTTAAAGGATGGCAAGCAGCTTTTTGCTTCTGATCGGCTTGGAATTGTAAAAACGGTTAGTACAGAAACAAGAACCCTTGTTATTATTGGAACTGATGAAAGTAAAGATAGGGATGGTGATATAATTAGTGTTAAGGGTTGGATGATGGAAAACTTTTTGAAAAACCCTGTTTTCCTTTATGCCCATGATTATCACTCTGTTCCTATCGCAGCGGCAACGAAAGTTGTGCGCAGAAAAAATCCTGATAGGTTAGAGTTCCATGAGAAATTTCCATCAAAAGGCATTTATCCTTTTGCCGACATGATTTTGGAACTTTTTAATGAAAAGATTTTAAATGCTTCTTCAGTTGGATTTATTCCTATAGAATGGGAGCCGTTGGATAAGGATACTGACCCAAATGGATGGAATGGAAGGAAATTCTTAAAACAGGAACTTTTAGAACTTTCAGCTTGTCCTGTACCTTCTAATCCTGCTGCTGTTCAAACTGATGCGTATATTAAAGCGTTTAATGGAAAGAGTGCTTTAGAAGTAATTGAGGAATTAAAAGGCAAAGTTAGCGAAGATGATGTTTTCAATGAATTGTTAATCGGTGTACATGGTATCGCCTATGAAGAAGAAAGTGCCACGGTACACCAAGTTCCTAAAAATTATGATTTGGAGGAGAAAGAAATGGAAGAGTTAAAAGAAATTTTGAAGGGCCTTTCTGAAAAACTTTTAGAGATTGAAAGTAAAATGGCTACTATGGAAAAACTTTCTGATGTTGATGGAAAGTTAGTTGCAATGGAGAAACTTTCTGAAATTGATGGGAAACTATCTGTTCTTCAGGAATCTATCAATAAGAATCAACCGCCCAGTCCTATTGACAATGGGGGTGACGACAAGGGAGAAAAAGGGCTTTCGGAAGAAGACACGAAAGTTTTGAAAACTATTACTGAATCTTTAAAACAGGCGATTAGTTCGCTCAAAATCTAAAGGAGAATTTTAAATGGACCCGATTAAAGAATTAGAAGGTTTGATTAAGGATCTGGCGATTGCTGCTGGTGGGATTGGTGGCATCAAACAAAAACAAGATGAAATCGAAGCAAAGCTGGCAAGTTACGAAGAGCTGGCTAAACGTGGTTTTGTAGTTCCTGAAATCCCGACTGGTGCTACTTCTGAGGAGCTGAAAGAGTTTTTCGGTCCTTACGATCAAGCCCGACAGGGTAAACGCTTGATGGAAAAAATTACGAGTGGTGGTCATAAGATGGACGATGCTACTCGGGTGGACGTTGCTAAATACTTCGTCCTTTTCCTTCGTGCCAATGTTCTGCAAGATCCGGAGGCAATGCGAAAATTACGGTCTGAGTATGGAACCAAAACGACCGCTACTGACGTCGGTGATGTTGGTAACGTCTTTATCCTTCCTGACATCGTTGATTCAGAGATTTTGCATTACGCTCGTGAGTCTTCGGTAATTCTGCAGTATGCCCGTATGTGGGAGATGACTTCCAACAAACAATCCTTCCCGACTGAAATTGGTGCCGCTGCTACTTATTGGGGTAACACCACTGTTGAGTCTAACCCGGAACTGTCTGAATTCGAGCTGGAAAACGAGGAGTTGTCTGCATACTCTGTCGTTCGTAATGACACTATGCTTGACGCTCGGTCGGACATCGTTTCTTGGTTGACCGAGGCTTTGTCTGAGGCTCTCGGACAGACTCTTGACGATGCTGGCTTCAATGGTACTGGTGCTGGTTCCTATGGTGGTGTTTCTGGTTTGCTTTCTGCCGCCGTTGGGTATTCCGTTATCATGTCTGGTTCCACCTTGTTCGGTCAACTGTCTGCTGACCATCTGTCTCTCATGATCGCTAAATTGGACGGTCTGAAGAAACAGGGTGGTCGTTTCTTTATGAGTGGTGCTATGTTGCACTATGTTCGTACTTTGAAGGATGAACAAAGTCGCCCCATTTTTATGGATGGTAATTATGGTGCTGGCGTACCGGGGACTATTTTTGGGTATCCGTACACTGAGGTGGTAAAGATGCCTGCTACCAGTGCGACTAACACCCCCTTCATTGTTTTTGGTAATATGAAGGGCTTTGGTCTTGGTCGTAGGGTTCAGAATTCTGCTCTTCAGGTTGATCCTTACGGTCTCTGGACTACCAACCGGACTCGTTTTAAAATCTACAATCGGTGGGCTTTAGGTGTTGCTTTGCCTAATCTCTTCTGCCGGTTGCTGACTAATGCGTAACCGTTTGGTATAAAAGAGTGGTGGGGGAGGGTTCCTCGGCCTCCTCCCTCCCCCACCTAAATAAGGAGGCCGAGGCAAAATGGAGGCCCCAAGATGCCAGTTTTAAAAAGAAAAATAATTCGTAATATAGATGAGATTATAATAAAGGACGAACATGAAACCAAAGAAACCGTGTCGTTAATTCCCACGCAATCTTATTTAATTTGTAATAAATGTGGGAAAGTTTTAGCTTTACGAGATGAACAACATACTACTATTGAGTGTAGTCAATGCGGGTGTCCAGAATTTCATACTTCGGTCGAATTCACTGCGCAGTGTGTAAATTGTACTAATAAAATAGAAGTAAAAAATAGTTTTTATGGATACTGCGAAAAATGCCGAAACAAGATTTGGGAAATCATTTAAAATTACATTGGGCTTGTGATACTAATGTTGAACTTGTTGGTAATTCCTATGGCTATTCCATTCATAACAAGGAATTGTACTATGAGGTAGCAAAACTTGTTGATATATCCGATGAAGCAAAGCATTCCTTAATAATCGCTTCTCCAGACTTGTATAAACAGCCAGTTAAAGACAAAATTAACTGGCTGTTTACCATGAACGAAGCTTCCACCTTACCGAATTATTGCGTTGACAATATAAATAAAGCTGATTACCTCCTTACACCTTCAAATTGGTGTAAAGCCATTCTCGCCAAATACTTTACCCCATCAAAAATTCATGTAGTCAATCATGGAATATCTTCTGAGTTTGAATTCAAGAAGAGAAAATTTCCTACGGATAGACCGTTTCGTTTTCTATGGGTTGGTGCTCCTAATCCAAGAAAGGGATGGGAAGAGGTCATTGGTTTGTGGGAAAGAGAATTTAAGAAAGCAGGTTCTGTTGAACTCTATGTAAAGACAACAGGCTCTGGTAAGATTGAAAGCAATCGCAACGTTATTTTTGACAGTAGGAATCTAACTCGACATGAGTTAGTAAAATTATATCAATCGTCTCATTGCTTTTTGTTTCCAACAAGAGGAGAAGGATTTGGCTTGACGCTTGCGGAAGCAATGGCTACTGGATTGCCAAGCATCGCTACTTTCTATTCAGGTGTTACAGATTTCTTTGATAGCAGCGTTGGATTTCCTGTTCAATATAGATTAGGAAAGACAGAACAACAATTTATTGGATACCATGATAAAGTTGAAACAGAATGTGCTTTTCCTATCGTAGAAGATTTAGGAAGAAAGATGGTATTCGTTGTATCGAATTATCGTAAGGCTTTAGAGTTAGGAAAAAAGGCCAGTTTAAGAATTAAAAAATACTTTACGTGGGAGAAATCCGCAATAAATTTAATTGATGCAATTAAGGCCATTGGGTAAAGTCTAATGATGGATGAGATTGTATTTATTATGGAAAGGGTGAATTCCCCAAGGAGAATAAATGGACCACGATTATGGCACTTTCCCTTTACCATACGAGCTGGAGGCAATAGAACGGATGCAGGACAATACCAACGATCCACAGCTATTTGAGAAAACATATTGGATGCTGTCTGACTGTTTTGACACGTGGGAATTGTGCGAGGGGGATAAAGAGCGGAAAATGAGAAAACTTATCTATAAGATAGCTGAACGAATCGTGGATGAAAAGGATGATGACTGATGAATTACGCACTCCTCGTATGCGTGAATAAATACAAGATCCCCGGAAATAACCTCCGTGGTTGTCTGAATGACGTGAAGAATATGCGGGTGTTGCTTGGGCATAATGACTTCTCGGTGCTTCACGTCCGCTCTCTGACCGACGAACAGGCCACGAAGCAACGCATCATGGACAGCCTGGAGCAAATGGTTATGAACATGAAGGAGGGCGATCATGGAGTCTTCCATTTCAGCGGACACGGATCTCAGGTCCCCGATACCAATAGTGACGAAAGTGATTCCCTG